TTCGAGTCCAGAAACGCCTGATCCTGATTTGACATTGCCTAATCTTCAGTTTTGGAATTGTATGGACTATGGTGTAACATCGATTTATAAACAATTCATAGGCTCTATGGATTTTGAGATTCGTACTCGGGATCAAGGTAACATGTACGGTACCTATATTTGTACTCTCGATAACTACCATGCGGCCGCTGATGAGATTGACTATTCGACGTCCGAGGTTCCGGAAGAACATAAGTCTTTTAATTTGATTGAGCTTGAAAATGGTCAATACGCTTTATATCCTAATAATCGTATGAGAGTCTACGATAACTCTCTTACGCCTGAGCATCCCATGATGCCAAACTTTAAAGTTTCAACGGATTATTATCAAGTCGAAACAGGTAATAAATACAGACTAGGAGACACAGAGGAATACTATTACGATGCCCTTGAACCAGGTACTGCAGCCTCTGCAACTAAACTATAGCTTTATTATATACTAAAAAAGTGCCTTTGTACATAAAAAAGTTTTCAACTTAGAAGTAATTTTTTTTATATACATTTTGTATTCGGTATGATATAATATTATTGAAAGGATTTATTATGGCACGAACAAAAAGAGCAGCAATCCATTATGTCAATAATGCTGAGTTTTCTCAGGCGGTAGTGGATTATGTAACAGTTCTACAAGAAGCCAAAAAAGAAGAGCGACAACTTCCAGTTGTACCAGATTATATTGCCAGCTGTTTTCTACGGATAGCTGAAGGTTTATCTCATAAATCTAATTTTATTCGCTACACATATCGCGAAGAAATGGTCATGGATGCTGTTGAAAACTGTTTAAAAGCTATTGAGAACTATGATATATCAGCGGCCACTCGTACTGGTAAACCTAATGCTTTTGCATACTTTACACAGATTACGTGGTACGCTTTTCTGCGACGTATCGCAAAAGAAAAGAAACAACAAGATATCAAATTAAAATACTTGACAAAGTCAGGAATTGAAAACTTTATTGATAATGAATTAGGCGATGAAATGTCTCAACAGGTTGTAGGTGCATTTGTTGATACTCTACGAGACCGTATTGAAAAGGTGAGACACGTCGACGCTGAAATAAAAGAGTTTGTAAAAGAAGAGAAAAAGAAGAGACGTACTCGAATTGCAGACTCTGACTTGACGGAGTTTATGAGTTGAAATTAGCTATATTGAACGATACCCATTGCGGTATCCGTAATTCTTCTGAGATTTTTTTGAAGAATGCAGAAGACTTTTATTCAAAGGTCTTCTTTCCGTACTGTCAAGAGCATGAGATCGAACAGATTGTACATCTTGGCGATTACTATGACCATCGTAAGTTTGTAAATTTCAAGGCATTGAATCATAATAGAAAACATTTCTTAGATCAAATGCGTAAATTTGAAATGAAGATGGATATAATCCCTGGAAACCATGACACATACTATAAAAATACAAATGATTTGAATTCTCTTAAAGAACTTCTTGGTTATTACATGAATGAAGTTCATATCATTATGGAACCGACTGTAATGGAATATGGATCTCTTAAAATGGCTATGTTGCCATGGATTAATCAAGAGAACTACGAGTCTTCGATGAGTTTCGTACGCGAATGTAAAGCTGACTGGCTTGGCGGTCATCTTGAATTAAATGGATTTGAGATGATGAGAGGTGTAAAGAACACCCATGGTATGGACAGTAAACTTTTTAATAAGTTTGAATTAGTACTCAGTGGTCATTATCACGTATCTTCTAGACGAGATAACATTTGGTATTTAGGCAGTCAAATGGAATTCTTCTGGTCTGACGCACACGATCCTAAAGCTTTTCATGTAATAGACACAGAAACTCGTAAGATTGAAAAAGTAAAAAATCCTCATACTTTATTTCATAAAATCGTTTACAATGACGACGAAATAGATTATAATAATACAGAACTTCCAAACTTAGAAAACAAGTTTGTAAAAGTCGTAGTTGTAAATAAGAAAGACCAGTTCGTATTTGATCGCTTTATAGATCGAATACAGAACCAAGATATATATGAATTGAAGATCGCTGAAAACTTTAGCGAGTTTATCGGCGAGAATGTTGAGGATGAAGAAGTGAACTTTGACGATACCACAACTATCGTCGACTCGTATATCGAAGCTGTCGATACTGATCTTGATAAGGATAAGATCAAGGTTCAGGTACGAGAGCTTATGACAGAGGCACAGGCTTTAGAAGTTGCATGATTATTTTTAATACGATTCGTTGGAAGAACTTTCTTTCAACAGGTAACAGTTTTACTGAAATACAATTAAACAAAACAAAATCGACTTTAATTGTTGGTCATAACGGTTCTGGTAAATCGACAATGCTTGATGCGATATCTTTCGCGTTGTTTGGTAGACCACATCGTAACATAAACAAACCACAACTTATAAACTCAATCAACCAAAAAGGCTGTGTTGTTGAGGTAGACTTTACTGTAGGTCAAAGCCAATTTAAAGTCATACGTGGAATAAAGCCAGGTATATTTGAGATTTGGAAAAACGGCACGATGATTAATCAGTCGTCGCACGCAAAAGAATATCAAAAAATATTAGAACAAAACATACTGAAACTCAATCATAAGAGTTTTCATCAAGTTGTAGTTCTTGGTTCTTCTTCGTTTATTCCATTTATGCAGTTGTCGACTGGTAACAGAAGAGATGTTATTGAAGATCTTTTAGATATCAACGTGTTCAGTAAAATGAATATTATTCTTAAAGAAAAAATCAATACACTCAAAGACAAACTCAAAGATAACAACTATAAGATTGACATACAAAATACAAAAATAGATACACAGAAAAAATACATTCGCGATATTACAGCATTAACTGAAGAGAATAGAAAAGAATATGAATCTAGGATACTGCAAGCGCAGGAACGTATCAATGAATTACAGGCTGAGAATAGTGAGCTTAGCCTGGGCCTCGAAGAAAGTATTAGGGAATCTGAGGAAGGGTTGTCGGCTCTATCTGATAAACGCCAGGCCCTTATGCTCAGAGGTCAAGATAGGCAATCAAATCTCGCCAACGTCAGGAAGCGGATCGAGTTTTTCGAGAAGAATGAGTCGTGTCCCGTATGCGACCAAGGCATTTCAGACTCGCATAAACATGCGATTCTCGAATCTGCGCAGCAAGAAGCGGATTCGATTCAATCCGAATGTCGTGAGATCGGAACGGAAGGGTCATCCGTGGAAGAAAAGATTAGCGAGACTGGGAACGTACTTCGAGCGCTTCGACATAAAGTATCTGAACTCGGTGAAAACAACGTGCAGATCGCTGGACTCCAAAACCAAATTCAAGAATACCAGTCTTCCATAGAGAAAGACGTAAGCGCTGACCTGAATAAAGCAAAAGACGATCTTGAATCTCTTACGACAGAGAAGAATGATTTGTTTGAACAAAAGCTTCGTATGTCAGAAGATTTGAATTACGATACAGTTATTTCTGAAATGCTGAAAGATACAGGTATCAAAACAAAGATTATCAAGCAGTATTTGCCTGCAATAAACAAGCTTGTCAATCAGTATCTACAAGTACTTGATTTCTTTGTACACTTTAATCTTGATGAGTCATTTCAAGAAACTATTCGTTCACGTCATCGTGACGAGTTTACGTACGATAGTTTTTCTGAAGGTGAAAAGCAGCGTATCGATTTGGCTCTTTTGTTTACATGGCGTCAGATAGCAAAGATGAAAAATTCTGTAGCGACTAACCTTCTGATTCTTGATGAGACATTTGATTCCTCTCTCGATCATGACGGTGTAGATAATCTTTTGAAGATACTTTATACCCTTGATAACGATACGAATATCTTCGTCATATCTCATAAAGGTGAGATACTTGACGGCAAATTCAATTCAAAGATCGAGTTCAAAAAAGAAAAAAACTTTAGTAAAATGGCTGCTTAACTGTTTACATTTCAGTCAAAATGTGTTATAATTATACAGTAATAAATCGCGGAGTATATTATGGAACTAAGTGAAAACACCCTTTCTATTTTGAAAAACTTTTCAGGTATCAATCAGAACCTGATGATT